GAAGGGTATCATAGAGAGCAAAGGCGATTGGAGGCACCTCCTCGACTCCGAGCAAAAAGCTTCCCGTAGTTCCAGTGAAGTTATAATAGCGGACGCCTGCAATCGAAGCCGGTGCAACGCGATTCATGGTCGCGACTTCGCCCGGTATCATTGAGCCAGTTATAACTGCATTGTTCGCTTGTGCTGCATTGGAGAACGTCGGCGCACCGCGTCCAGTCATGGTCACCGATATCGGAACGGATGAAATTGACTGAAAGTTTGGCATCCTTCCTAGGATTCCACCCGTTGAACTTGTCGGAATCACTCTAAGGCAAGTCTGAGAGGTGTTGAGCCTTCGCGCTGGTTTTGTCGATGCCAGTGGTGGAACAAATAGGCCAGGGTTGACCACTCCGAGATTAACCTCTGAATCCTTTATAATCTCATATGGAGTCAGGTCCCCGAACACCATCGGGATTGCCATACCATCGTACTCTTCAGGGATATTTGCGCCCGTGTAATAGCCGTTCGTGCTGCTTCGATCGATCCGATTGAGATAGTCCGGGTCTCCCCAATTGCATTCACTGTCGAGAATTGTGATTCTTTTTTGGACATTGATCCGAATCACATAGCCAGCAACACTGCTTTGGGTCGATATGCCTTTGAAGGTGATAACGTCATCGCGATAGATACGAACCACCCGGTTTGCGAATATCAAAACCTGCTGAATCAGGGGAAGCCAATCGTCATCGATTTGGATTGATATGTTGCCAATTGAGATATCAGTCAGGCCAGTTTCAAACGAGCGGATTGACGTTGCATAGCTGATGAAAGCCGATAGCCTGTTTTCCCAGAATACCAAATCACTCATCGGGTCCGTTGGGTCCTTGGGAAGGTACTGGCTTGGAAGGTCATAGAGCATGTAAAGGGTGAATTCGACCAGTACGGTTCCGGTAGTATAGCTCGGAATTGATAGCGCACCATCGGTCCATGTAAAAGCGGTCGATACCCCTGATACGTAAACGGTCTCGACTTCCCAATTCCACGTTGCAGTGGTTCCGCTCATGATCGAAGTGATATCGGCTAAGGGAGTCACCGTGACCTTTTGAGTCATTAGATAGCTCCATAGAGTTCAAAGGCCATGGGTGCTGAGTTCACGCTTCCAGGGCTTGCGTTGTATGCCATAGTCACAGGCCAATCGAGAATTGCAGCGATGAAAAGAGAGTCATCAGCCGCATAGGTGTAGTTCTCAAGTTCCAGTTCAAACCGAGTCGGAAGCGCCGAATTGAAGTTGAACCTTGGCGAAAATTCGAAGCGAACCCAGCCGTAAAAGTTATCGGTCGCTGGGTATGCTGTCTCGATCGCATGGCACGTCACGTCCTGACTTACGCCTTGGAGGACGTCTGAGACGTAGGCATTGATTCGCATCCTGACTGTCGGCTGAAGTCCCCTTTTGAATATCTGAAGGCCATAGAATTCCAATTGCTGATTGACGTCAGGCGTTGCCGTGCCGAGGTCGATCGTGTAGGGAGACCCGGTGGAAAGCACAGCCGCTATGCTGTCAGGGTATTGCCGAAAAGCCATTAGACGACCTCCCTCAGGGCAAAGGCTATGTTGAATTTGTTGAGATAGGCTTGGGTGAAGTTTGGAATATCCTGGAAATAACAAAGGACCGTTCCGAACTGATATTCGAAAGCCAGTTCCAGTGGATCCAGCACGAACACGAAAGGCGACGTCACTCCTATCGTCTCGATTGACGATTGAAGCGCTCGGCGGTCATCAGTGCCAATATAACTAAAACCCATAGCAGTAAAGGTATTGAACTGGTTTTTGCGAACCGTGTAAACAACTCCGCTGTCACTTGTAGCCTTCCGAGATAGGTCCTGCCGGTCGAATTGAAATTGCTGTTTGGCATTGAATTGAAAATCGATATGGTCGCCCAAAAATATCGCGCTGATTTCGATATCGTTTGGATTTAGGGCATCCTCGATTGATACCTGCCAGTATCGGTATTGCTGGCCATAGGGATTGTCATCGTCGGTAAGGTCCATGAAAGCGCCGAGGTCTGTGACTGGGACCGTTGCCGTGAACGGTTCCCCGCCTGTGAACAGGTCGATCATGTTGGCCTTGACGGTGATCACTGCCTCATTGCTTAGCGTGAGGTACTTGTTCGATTCCCCAAAGATCGCTATGAAACTGCACTCTTTGTTCGACTGCATGTCGATTTCAATCGTGAGAGTTTTCACTCCCGGCTTCCATACCTTCCCGCGTGACCGAAAGTTAAGGGCGTTGGAAAATGGAAAGGCGACCTCCTCAGGTGCCGTGATGACCGAAGAGTCGAGGTGATTGTTATCACAGATACGGGCGTTGCGCCGAAGTCTGATATTGCTCATTTGTCGCCCTTACCTTGTTATCTGTGGTGGACGCCGTGTTTCGACACCTCTGGAGGTTCTCTTCTCTTCGCCATACCCACTTGGTTTGTTTTGCTCAATCTCAGCTATGACAGGCGCGACCGCTTCAGGCGTGTTCGATGACGCCGCCGCAAGTGCGACCTTGTCCAGCCCACTGACTACATCGTCGAGTAGTTTGACCATGATCGTCAGCTTTTCATTGATAACGCCGATTGTCAGCTGGTCCAAAATCTTTGAACTGATCGCGTTTCCTTGCTGCAGGAGGATGACTTGATCGTCGGCAATTGCTCCGCGAACCATATCCGAAGATAGGTCGGCATAGTTTTTCTTTGGAACAACAACTTCCCCAGGCGTGAGAAGGGCTGGGACTGTGTCTTTGTTTCCAATGCCAGGGACAAGTCCACCCTCGGCAAAGCCAGGCGGTTGAGCCGATTCGATTTGCCTGAGTTGTTGCTGGCCTGCAAACACAGCCGCCGCTGCAGCGAGTGGAGCTAATATAGGACCGACAAAGGGAGTACCGATCAATGAAGTGTATGCTGCGAAAGCCGCTTTTGGAATATCGAGAAGGACTTGCGCTTGTGCTGCACGCTTTCCTATGTTGAAAGCATCCCGGCTTCCAGATTTTTGAAGTGCAGCGATTGCGGAAAGCCCTGTCCTTGCCGTGTCAACGCGCTGGGTGTATGTTTGCTCTTCAAACTTTTTTACTGCTTCGGTGTTCGCCTTAGTGATGTTAAATTCATCGTCCTTGGCTTTTTTGATTTCCGCTTTTCGTTTAGCTTCACCGACATTAGTGATCTCGGTCAGTTTGTTTTGTTTGTCCTGAGCCCTGATGAGTTCAGCGTTATCGTATTGGGTTAAAAGGTCTAGCCTTGTCGCCTCTGCTTGAAGCCGTGCGGCTGTTAGTTCTGCCTCACGTTCCTGGAGAACCAAAAGCTTTTGTTCGCTTCCGATAATATCTTGCTCAGCAAGAATCTGTTGCCTAACAGCCGCTTCTTGGAAAGCAATTTCAGTGATCTTTGCTTCAGATTCCTGAATCTTTTTTTGCTTTTCCTCAGCTGCCTTCTTAACGGCTTCGGCTTCCAGTGCTTGCTGTTCTAGAAGCTTGGCAAGCTTGTCATCGTCGGCTTTTTGCTTTGCTGCCTCTGCAAGCTTGTTCTCAGCTTCCACCTGTTTTGCAAGGTCGGCTGTTCCTTCAGACTTTAATAACTTGAGCCTTTCAAGTCCAAGCGCTCTAATTGAAGTGCTTACGACGTCGATATCGGAAGCAACCTTTAAGGCGTCATCACCGAAAAATGAGAACCCGCCTTTTTGCTGGTCCTGAAGGTCTTTTAATTTTTCGGTAAGTGCCTCAACCTCAGCGCCTATTGCCCTGATTCTTTTTTGCGATTCATTTTCGTTCGCAATTTTCTGTTGCTCAAGGTTGAGTTGACGGTTCCCTTCAATCGCTTTGGTTGTAAGATTGATGAGTGATGCCAGTCCTGGCACTGCACTCGATCCAAGGGAAGCGCCGAAGGCTGTGGCGGCGTCTGACAGTTCGTCAAGTGCGCCGCTTAGCGTCTGGCTTTGCTTCGCCGCTTGTTCAAAATATTTCCCGCCCTCTCCCGTAATTTTGGAAAGTGCGGACGTTATCTGATCAGCTGAAATTTTCCCATCGGCGGCGAGTGCTTTAAATGCAGCGCGGGGAACCCCGATAGCTTCGGCGAAGGTTGTAGCGAAGCCCGGGATTTGCTTCGATAACTTACTGAAAGTTTCAGCAGTTAGATTGCCTTCCTCCTGAACTTTGCCAAATATCTCAGCAAGGTCCCCAATTTTTGCGCCGCTTCCGATCGCAACGTCATTCAGCTGGGTCAGCTGTCCAACCGTTTTGCTTGCTGACACGCCAAACGATAGTAGGGCTTTGTCAGCTGCCACGAGCTCGGGAAGGGAGGGACCGGGAATGCCTGACAAGGCTTCAAGCTGTGCGGCGGCTGATTCGGTGGAACCTGTGAACCCCTGAAGCTGTGTCGTGAGGTCCTCAAATTGCCTTGTGGCATCGACAACAAAATCAAAGGCACCTTTCAGTGCTCCGAGTGTCGCAAGGCCAGCCAAAGCCTTACCGACCTTCCCAAATTGGGATTCCAGTCCCCCAGCCGCTGACTCGGCGTCCTTTGTCTGCTTGACTAAGCTGGCAAGCGGATCGGGCGGGCTCACTTCTACGTCAATTTTAATCGTCGCGTCAGCCACGGCCAGCCTTTCCTTTTGATCCCATCCCATCGACTTGTGCAGCGAGATAGCTCACAAGGTGGAATTCTTGGGCTGTTAATTGCCGAACGGAAAACCCGTCAAGCTTTAGGCGATCGGCTCCCCTGATTGCTTCCAAGAGATTGACGGCAAGGATGACTGCGTTTTTTTCCTCAGGCTCGACACCGTCAAGGTATGGCTGTTTCGCTAGGATATTGACGGCGACAAGCCTTAGGGCTTTTTTGTGCTGTCGCCCAACTTGGCCGCTGCAAGGTCCCAAGCGAATTGAATCAGGGCATCTATATTGGATCGATCCGATAGGACTTCATCGATTGAAGTGTAAAGGCCTTCAACCGCTACAATGAAATCCCTCCCGGTCTCGATTGCTTTGAGTGTTCTCAAATAAATGTCTGACTGGCATTCGTCGGAATACCAGCCAGACGAACTGAAGAAACGAAGCTGTTCGATAACATTCGGCACGCGGTACTTGATGCACCCTTTGCCCTCGCCTAACTCAAGCGTCTTGATCATGTCAGTCATTGCGTAAACCTCGATAGCGGTTGAATCAGAGCATATTGATATAGATATCTTCCAGGTCATCGCCAACAAAAGCAGTCGCTTCGAACTGTTCGACTATGTAGCCGTCCTGGTCTGCAATGGTGTTCGAAGTGATTGAGCAAGTTGGGCAGAAAATCGAAACGATAGTTCCAGGAACCCAATTGCCAGCAAGCTTTTGTCCGTGAACAAAGGCCAGCTGAGTCTCGACGTTATTGATGAGGTTATAAAACCGCTGAACGTCGTGCTTTGCGAACTTCAAGGTCCCTGAGATTGTCACCTCACGAGAAAGCACAACGGATTCATCGATACCAGTCTCGGCGCACCAGTTGGGAACGTCGGTCTTGGGCGTTGCGATAGATACCGTAAGAGCCTGGCCGCCAACGCATAGGTAGTCAGCGAAGGTTCCGAGTTCAAGCATGTTGTCCCGCACAACCTGCGGAGGCTGGCTGTCAAAAGTTGGGGTCACGGCAGGATTGTAGGTCAAGGCGTTGTCGGATGTGTAGGTCAGTGCGGCTGTGTCGTCGGTGTTGTTGAAGCCCAATGCCGTTTTTGCACTTGTCGCTGTATTCGCGCCTGTCAACCAAAGAAGACTTAAAACCGTACCGTCCGATACGATGGTAAACTTGCCGGTTGTGTTCGACCAGGTGCAAGTGATCACGTCCGCAGCTGATGCCACGGAAGCGGCTGTCATTTTGCTTGTGATCTCATTTGCGAGGTCGATCGGCGTTGCATAGAACTTACTGGATAACGTTGCTGCAACGGTTCCTACCGAGTCGGTGAAGTCGATTTTGTTGTTGAGCGAACTGATCTCGATCGGATTTATGAAATATTGAATCCCACCGATTTCAAAAGTGACCGACGCGAGTTCATTCGCTGTGAATTCGATATTCATAGCGGTTGTGCGGGAACCCGCGATCATTTGATGCACAGCTGAGGTAGACGCCGCTGCTTGGTACATATGGCTTGTAAAGGTCGGCTGGTCGGTGCTTGGTAAGTAAAGGACAGCTTTACCAAGTGCGACGCCTGAAGCAGGTGCAACGCCGAGGTTGAAGGATAGGGGAAGGTTTGTCGATGTGATCCCGTCCCACACGTTCCGAACCGCATAGTTGTTCGTAGCGTCCTTGATCAGAACAGCCTGGCCCTTTTGGAAGTTCGCTTCGACACCGGCAGTGACCTTCAGGTTTGCGCGAGTCGACGCAGTTCCAGCTGTGCTTGCAGCAACGGTTGTGTATTCGGTGCTATTGACGTCAACCGCGCCCAAGCATGACTCAATCAAAATGGAATAGTCAGGCGCAACGCCTTCGGTTCCACTGGGCTTAAGGTACTTGGGTATGCTGGCTGTAGGTGCCTGCGAAGTGACAAAGGACTTCGACGCACCGATGGAATTTCGAAGTTCATCAGATGTGACAGTGTTCACAGCGCCCGCAAAGCTTGCACCCTCGCGAACTACAGTAAAATCGGAGGCCGCCGGGTCCACTGGCTCGCCTTCTGTGACCTCTTCAACAAAAGCAAAAACACTGGAACGTGTAGCGAATGCCATTAGGTTTGCTCCTCATAGTCAACCGTGATTGTTATCACGATTATTATAAATTGTTTCCGATCGTCGATCAGATATTCAAGGCCATTATCAAATGAAAACCTGGACGATATTGCTTCGCCTGTCAGGGTCACGTCCCGTTCGATTGCAGCGATCAGCGTAAACTCATCGTCTAGTAGTGAGTTCTCAAGGTCCTCCCGGAACTCTGGGTCAAGGTTCGGCGTGTAAACGTTTGTCAGAATGATTTGGAACTGCCTTCTTTGACGGATAGTTCCAGGGCACCATTCATCAGAGGTATTTTCGGCTGGACCATAGCCAATCGAGAACCCCTTTTCCAAAATCATTGCTGCATTGTCCGGGGTCTCATAGCTATCAGATAGCTTCACATACCCTGGCAGGTTGGTATCGATCAGGGTATTCAGTTGCGTTCTGATATCGGTGACCTTGCTCATCGCGAAGCCCTCGATGTCGTATTAAGAACCACTTCAGACCGGTCTTTACGGGCGTTCGCGTTGGTATCGACCTGGAATTTGTCCTGAGTCATGGCCTTATCGAAATTCTCGGCGGCCAGCTTAATCTCTTCGGCGTAGTTCCTGGCACCCAGTCCACTGAAAATGATATGAGCCGCTTTATGGACGGCTGGACCTCTGAGTGTCGAGATATCAAGAATTTGGTTGTTCGTGTAAATCAGCCCGCGTTGGATCATGGTTTTGCTGATGTAGTTTGCAGCAAGTAGGTGCTGGTCATCCCAGTTGGTTTTTCCAGACTTCCACCCGGCAAGGATGGTCTGGCTTTGCAGCATGGGATATTCCTGGAAAAGGTCGGCGTCCGAGGAGAACTTTTGGCCGATGTATTCAAGCGTAAACGTAGCCGCCGATGCAAACGATATGCGAAGCCAAAAGGCACCATAGACAACAGGACCTGATGAGAAGCCAGTAATATCGGTCGATGAGCGTGAAACGAGTCCCCAGTTTTTGTCATAGTCAGGCGTGTATTGCAAAACGCCCGATGCCTGAAAACCATTCGTATAGTCGAGGGAATCGACCACAGGACTCCACTCGCTCGGCGCGTTTAGTATCTCAACCGTTGGCGATCTTAAGGCTGAGGATGGCGTGTAAAAGCGGAAGTATTTATGGTTGAACGGCAAAAAGCAGGCGATGTAAAGGAAGTCTTCAGGTGCCATGACAAGGGAAACAGTTTTCCCGTTGTTCCATTCGTTAATAGACACAGTCAAATCAGTAAAAGAATTTGCCGAATCGTCATAAAAGAAAACCCGCTGGTCTATATTGGATTGCATGGTCATACCTCTTTCATGATGACTGACGCGCGCTGATACGTTAGCCCTGCAGCTGTTAGGTTATCCCTAATTCTTATTATGATTTGATCGCCTGCCAGAAAAATAGCAGGATTTAGAAACTGAAGCGAGGAGTTAAAAACCTCCTCGTTTACGTTGCCAGATATTTTCTTGGCTGTGACTGCAGTCGATGAGACGTGATTGAGGTCCATGAACGTCTTGATTGTAAAGAACAGGACCTCAGTCCCATCCCTTTTGGTTCGAAGTTCAATGCCGTTAGTCAGGCCGCCGGATATGGTTCCATAGTTCAGAATAGAAGTCGGATTGATTGCGACTATCGAAAAATCAATATGCTCAACCAAGGCGCGGGCTGGGAAGTCTATAACGAAATCGACGGGAGTCACCGATCCGTTGACCGTCTGATCTTTGCTTCCACCGTTGAGAGCATATCTGATTTCATAGCGATAGCTCTCGTATGGGACAACGCTATAGGCAGGGCTTTGGACGCGGACGGTCGACAGGCTTTCGGTCCCACCTGGAAAGTACTTTCCCCGCTCCAAGTCTGTCAAACCGTACTTTGTCATGGGAACCCCTTAGAGCACTTCGCTCTTTTTAGGTGCAGAAGGCTGTGCCTTGCTTGGGACAGATACCTTGAGGACCGCATAGGGGAATCCGTTTGGCTTCAGCCCGATATGCAGAATTTGTGCTGGCACCTGCACTTGCTCAACCATCCTTTGCTTGAGGTTGTCGAACGACCGCCCGTCAATCATGACTAGATTCGAAAATCCATTGATGTCTTCCATGCTTCGTTTCCTTCAGTATTTTGAAAAATAGGCGGCTAACTCCTCATCGGTGAAAGCCGCCGTGCTATCGAGAATTACACTAGGAACAATGTCGAATTAAGCGCCGGTCTGGACTTTGATATGCTTCGCCGCGCCTTGGATACCAAGCTTCGCACCAATCACCCAGTCCACAGACATGACAAAAGCAAACTCATGCTGGCTGTGCTTGTCAGAGATTTTGAACCGTGGTTCATATTGGGAAACCATGTACAAAAAGTCCGGGTGAAAGAAGAGGCCACCGGCAGTCGCGCCAGCTGTTTGGGTGTTGTCTTCGAAGATATTAAAGCCGTATCGCTTCAGCCCGATTTGGCCGCTGATCACAGGAGTATCACCGCCGACAAAATCAGCCGATGTAAACGTCGTGTCGACCAAAAGGTCCGAGTAATACTGGGGAGCGAGCAGACCATACCATGGCTTGTTATAACCCCATTTTGCAATCGCTGCCGTCTCACGGGCAGTCGAAACAGTCGCGGCTGTCATGGTCGCAATCGATGGGATGGTTGTGGTAGGTGCTACCAGGGAGTAGAGGTAGGTGTTCAGCTGATTGCTGATCGCCTGAACCATTGCAGCGCGAATCTCAGTCGCACGCGATCCCACAGGGTCGATCATGGATTGGATCGCGACAAGGTCATGGAAGTCATAGGAAGCTACAATTCGCTGGTCAGCTGTCACAGAGACAGATGACAGTGAGATTGCTTCGGGAGTGAACGTACGGCCAACGCCCGCGCCGTCGATTGTCAGGCGTTCACCTGTTGGAGCATTGATTTGGTTGACCTTGACTGTATCGCCCATTTCGCGGAGGTCGCCCGTGTAGTCACGGTTTACGAGGTTATAAAGGAGGTTGGTTTGCCGGAGCTCATCCATAAAAAGGGGAGCCCAAAAAGTTTGGATCGCACTGGTTACCTGGTCTAAATCTGAGTTTGCCATGTCGTCACCCTTTTCGTTTGATAAGGATGACGACTGCCGTCACCCTTAGAATTTATAGCTATGTTTAACTCGCCCGGCTTTCATTGCTTCCGTTTTTTCTTTGTACGAAAGCTTTTTCCACTCCTCGACACTCAATGCATTCGCCGCCGAACCTGACTTGTCGCTGGGCAAAAACGCCTTGGCCGGTGCTGTGAGACGCGGATGCTCCTTTTGGAAGTCCGTGACCACTTGAGATACGGAGGTAAGATCAATTGAACCTTCGTCCGTAATCTCAATTCGATCCAAGGGAAGCAGGCCAAGATACTTGGCTTCCAGCTGGATGCCTTTTTCCTGTAGAAGTCCGAGCGTGGCGTTGAGTTTGCGAAAGTCTGTTTGCTCTTGCAGGAGGTGACTGGTTTTTTGTTCCAGTTCCAGCTTTTCGCGCTTCAGCTGTTCGATGTATTCAACGTGCTTTTTTTCAGATATTAGCTTTTGCTCTTCGACCGATTTTTTTTCGTTTTCGAAGGTCAAAAGGCGCTCTTGGACTTCCTGTAACTTCTGCTTTGCATTCCGTTCCGCTCTTAACGTTTTCTCGTACGTATCAAACGAAACATGCTTGGGCTTTCCGTCACCGGCTCCGTCGCCACTGGCTAAATCGGAGGAGGACCCACTGGATCCATCTAGGTGAGATTCTGCGTTCATACTAAGTTCCTTCGTTTATAAATGTCAATAGGGCGTGATACTTTTCAACGTCCCTTGAGTCCCGATTTTACAAAAGCCGCCGCGTCCTTAATTTCTTTTCCGCTAAGGACAAGAAAGCGCCGACCTTGCTCCTCCTGCCATTGAGCCTTGTTCGCTTCCTTTTGGGTTTTGAAGCCAAGGAAAAGCTGGGTCCGATTTGCTTTTTTTATGATCAGGCTATCAAGCATTTTCCCTGAGAACGTCAAATTGCTTGACCTACCCGTTGCTGCCTCTGGGTGTCTTGGTTGCTTCGCCCGCCATTTTGCGTACTTGCTCGTGACCCGCTTGAGTTTGGAAGCTGGACCGCCTGGTTTTTGAACACCCTCGCCGCGTCCTCTGGTTCTGACTCTGATCATGGCAATCAGAAAAGTTCCGAGCCTTCGCATAGCATCAGGGCTATCGACCTTGCTGAGGATCTTTGCAAAGGCTTTGCTCACGTCACTCGCTGCCGTCACTTCGCACCTCTTCAATGATATCCTTCAGGTCCTTCTGCAAAATATCTAGGAACGGGCGCGCCTTCTTTGGATTGCCTTGGGGTTTTCCATAGCTACCTATGATATTCCCTTCAGCTTTCCGCTCCAAAAGTGTGCCCTTCCGAAAACCGATCGTAATTTGCCCGGTTGGGCTTTTGCTGGGAAAGTATTGCATCCCATCCAACATATCGTGCGACAGGCTAAGGTCAACGGGACCTCCAGCGGATACACCTTTTTTCTTTGCGTACTCCTCAGTGTACTTCCCAGCTTCCCCAGACCAGTCGCGTCCGAGGACATTGTAGCCTTTCTTGGATCGGTCTCGGATGAATTCCAAAACCCTGTCGGCTAACTCAGCCCTCTGGTTTGGATCAAAGTCCTTCGGTATCTGCAGAGTCAGCTGGGTCTCCTTGTTCCTCTCCCGTGCCATTGCCTTGTACTCCCGACTTTATGATAAATTTTTCCTCTTCAATTTCATCCATGAGGTCCTCTAGTTCATCCTCTGACAGGCCAGTATTGAGCATGGATACAGCCCGCTTTTTGGATGTGAACCCAGCCACAACTTCGGCTTCCAGGTCCTTGACCAGTTCGCCGCGTGTTTGCATCGGTGTGGGTTTGACGAACTTAGTCACCACTCGCGCGGACGGTGTGAAAATAGTTTTGTTTTCCACAATGCCAGCCGCGACCCACTTGGGATGAATATCCTTCAGGAGTTTTTCCCAGAATTCTCTCTCGAATTCCTCATAGATTGTGATTTGCTTTTTGATCGAATCAAAAGTGTCTGACTCCTCGATCATTTTGCTGATACCGCTTGATAGCTGGTCCGCTCCGATTTGTCCGATTTGCCCTGGCCTGATTCCCTTGCTCGATAGCCAAAGGCTCATCTGTGAGGATGCAAGGCTTAGCGTCTCACCGATATCAATGGTTGGTTTGACTACATCGAAGCTTGGCTTTTCCCCGCCCGGTTTGGTCTGGAAAAGAAGGATTGAGTTAGGGGAAAATTCCACCTGCTTGTCATCGATGTCGATCCCAACAAAAACGGAGAAGGCTTGAAACTTCACCGCGTAGTTTAGATCAGTCAATAGCAGCGGGATGAGGAGAGTCATATCCTTATTGTCTGGCTGAATCGACGGCATAACGCAATCCTGAGAACCATTGGCATATGCAAAAGGAGTCACTCCATATATATTTTCCCCGTCCAATTCCCTTTGGCTCATCATGTCGCCAATGATATCGCCTGACTGATCAATTATAATGAATTGGTAGTCTGTGTAGACATAGAAAATATCCTGTCTTTCGCCTTTTGCGTCCTGTCTTTTACCCATGAACACAATGATAACATCAGGCGTTGTTGGGTCGGTCATGCTGGTATTCATGACCAGAAATTGATGGTTCGGAATCGACCTAATGAAAGGCTTACGTGTTAACTCTCCAGGCTTTGGATTGTTAAGGCCTATCTGCAAAAGGCCATAGAGATATGCGTTAAAGTTTTCATTGTTTTTGGAAAACTTCCGATTCACTGAAAGGATTTCCTCATACCACTGCACGAGTTTTTCATCCTGTTCGTTTCCCCCGACAACTTCCCTTGTCACGTTGCCGTCATAAATTTTTGTAAGCTTATCGACGATCTTTCTGAAGACATTGATAGGCGCTTGCCTGGTCCTTGCAGCTGAGAAAGACTTGCGTCCGAGGTCCTCAAGCATTTTCTCTTCAAGAAGTCCTTTGACGTTCCCTTCCATGATTTCAAATATCTCGGCTTGATATTCAATGCGGGGAATTTCATTTCGAATGTATGCGGCTATTTGCTTTCGCGTGGAATCCTGGAATAGGTCGATCATAAATGTATCACCTTATTTTGAGCGTTCTCATAGTCTTTGACATAGCAGACAGCATACCCAAGCGCGGTTGTCACATGCTGATACCTTTTGCTGTCATCCTCGAGGGCGGTCCCGGCTTTTTTCCTGGCCAGTTTCATACCCTGGTTTAGGACCGTGCATCCCTGGTAAACAAAAAGCCTGGTCTCTAGCCTAGCATTTTGACACAGTGCATTGACTGTTGTCCACCGCCGAACTATGGGCGGATTTATTTTTGCGATACACAGCTGCATGGGAAGCCGCCGCTGTGCAAACCACTCCTCTATGAGTTCATAGTTCGACCTCAGTGAGTTCGATGACCTGGCCCGCCCCGTGGCATCGCCATAGATCATGAACTTTTGGAAGCCTTCGAAATAGCCCTTCGCCTGAAGGTCATCAAGGTTGTCAACGCACCACTTAGCTCCGTCTATGATCGATTCCCCAAAGAAATGAAAATTCCCATATCTGTCATATTGAAAAACGCAACACGACTGAGGTTTCCCCTCGGCTGTGTTGAAGTCAAAACTTAGGCGCAAGGGAAGGGTTTTGTCAGGCTCATAGGCCGCCTTCCTTAGGTTCACCTCCTCGGAATAGGCATGATAGATGCCAAGGCCTGATATCGTTATCCAGCGCCCTCTAAGGTATCTCTCAGCTTCCAGTACGGAGTAATCCTGCAATAGCTGGGTGATGTAAACCGGGTCAAGGTGAAAGTTATCAGTTGTGATTGAGTAGTAGACCAGCCGGGACGGAAATTGCTCCGCGCCTTCAATGAAATATTTGTACCAAAAACAGTCTGGCTCATCAGGATTAGTCGCGCAAATCAATAGGTTTTGGGTCACGGTCGGGATTCGGCGAAGGCGTGCCTTTAGAATCTTAAAGCCTGGCTCAAATTCATCGTCGTTTTCCGTGAGCTCCTCGATCAGAATCATGCTCAGCTTCAGCGACCTGAACTTGCCATAGCGCTTGTCCCCCCACGTCACCGATAGAATTCGCGACCCATTGGCAAAATCAATTTCCCCTGTGTTGTGGCGAATATCATAGTGATCACCTTCAACCATGCTCTCTTCCAGGTGTTCCAGGATTTCCCTGAACAGAGTTTTCTTGAGGTCGGGAAGGGACCGCCGGCCAATGGCAACGCACGCTCCCGGGAATTGGATGCAATGGAGGATCGCGATGTGAGCCAGTAAAATGGACTTGGCCGATCCGACCGAACCGCTCAAAAGGATTTCGGGCGTCCATTGTGCATAGTTGTGGCTGTGGATAAACCTGAGCACTTCGCACTGATAGCCGAAAGGAACGAACCCAGAAAGGCTCGTCTTAGAGTGCTTTGGGATCATAGGCCAGCCGAATTGTGTTTTTCATTTCGTCCGTAGTAGGCACTGGCTGCACGTTGTCGGACCACCCGGCGAGGTTCTTCAGACAGAAAATAAGCATCGACACGTTGCCTCCCAAGGCCATCGTCACGGCTTTTCTTTTCAGCTGAATCTTAAGGGCGTCTTTTCTCTTTTCTCTTAACTCTGTTAGATTGGCGGCCTCAAAATGTTCGCACACAATTTTTTCCAGCGTGCTTTGCGATGGGATTTCGTCGTATTTGGCATCCTTGCCTTGCATCAATCGGAACAGTTCCACGCGAATGTCAGGCCACGAAGCTCCAAGGCATAGGAGCAAGTCGCACAGCATAGCAATTTGCGCTCGCCCTTCCGGTTCGAGCATCTTTTTACCCGCCATCGGATACCCTTTCCGCTGTCTTGCCGGTTAAATTTTCCCACCTTTCGATGATTATATCGCAGTAGGAAGGATCCATTTCCATGGCAAAACATTTTTTGCCAAATTTTTCTGAAGCTATGATTGTTGTGCCTGATCCGCAAAAAGGCTCATAAATCGTTTTAATAAAATCCAATCGTTCAAGAAACCACGAAGGAACGTATATAGGCATTGTAGCTGCATGCTGTCCCTTTGCGACGTTATCACTTGCGGCGGTTGCGCCTTCTATAACATTGTGAAACTTTCCTTGCCAATCGACTGGGAAACCTTTTTTTCTGCAATCTTTTTCCAAGCACAGAAAAAATTCGAATCGGTTTGTGAAAACTCCTTTATTAACATTGGGAGGCGCTGTGCTCTTTATCCATGGAAATACGTCCTTTACTGAATCGGCATAATATCCAAAAAATAAAGCCAAAGATCGTCTGTTGCCAGACAAGAACTGATTATTGAAAAAAACGTATTGACACGTATTCAACGCAATGTCGGTGAATTTTTTTAAAAAATCTAGGTATTCTTCGCTTGTTCTATTGTCATCATTTTCTTTTTTATACTTACTTTTTCCTCCGTCATAGCCAAATGATCCAGCATTATATGGTGGCGAAGTAAAACATATATCCAATTTTACGTTATCTGCTATTAGCTTGCTAACGCAATCATTGCTTGTACTGTCCCCGCACATAAGCCGATGATCTCCGAGCTGCCAAATTTCCCCAGTCTGCACGCGGGCCGGTGCTTTTTCTGGTATATCGTCTTCTTTGGATTCGTCGAATTCTTCTTTTGGCTTTTCGAATAGGCTCGATATATCGAACGTGATGTCTGGGAAATCATAGTCACCGAAATCAAAATCCTCACCGTCAACAAATTCCAAAAATCCGTCCTTTTGGATTTTCCCGTATTGGGATATTGCAAGCAGAACCAGTTTTTTGGCATCGCGATAGGTCTCGGCTGAGACGAATGCGCACGATATCGGCGGGACCTTGATCCCCTGCTTTCGCATCTGGGTAAGGACTGACACCCTTTGATGTCCATCGATAATGTAAATCGTCTTATCGTTTTGCCAGACGTGGACCGTGAAGGAAAATCCCTCCTCGACAATCGACTTTCGAAGCTTGTTGAAGTTTTTATCGTCGAGCGTTTTCAGCTTCCCCTGGAACGGAGTCAGCTTTTCAATATCGACTAATTCATTTTTGATTATCCGGTTTCGAATCGTTTCCATTATTTTCCTATCGACTCCAAAAATGAGGCCAATCGATCAAAGACGCCTGTTTTGTTTTCGGGTGTTTCGGGGACGGTCCCTTGGAATGGAACGATCGCGCCGTTGGAACAGATGCAGGCATTGAGGGAAACGGCGCTCAGGTTATCTTTTCGCCCGCACTTATTGTAGCACCATGCCCAAGTCGTTTTCAGGATGACCATCGGCGGTTCGGGTGTCGAAGCACAAGACACCAGGAAAAAACCCAAGCATATTAGCCTCATATATCCACAGCCTTTCTCTTCTAATGATATTAGATAGTTATACCTAATCCTTACTTTTGAGTAAAGGCCTCAAGTTATTTCCGAAATAACCGATAAGGACTTGTAAGTGAAATTAACCGAGAGGAAATCGCTATGGATAAGGAAATGAGAAAAATATTCATGGAAAACTTAGTCGATGAATTCAAAATCTTCGTCCTTGAATCAATTCAGGAAGGGTATGGCGCTGGGTATGACGACCATCTCGAATTTCTCGACGCTTGCATGACGGTTTTCATCGAACAAAAATCGGATGAAAGTGAGTTAATCAAATGAAATCATTTATCGCATTGATCGTACTGACACTGACAGCTTGCGGAACCAATGGGACAAGCGGAGACAAAATAACTGGCACAACAACAACGGAAGGTTCCTCAATAACTTTCGAGAAAACAACGCCGCCGAGTCGGGCGCTTCCAGACCTTGAAGGCTACACTGTTCAAGCAGAATCTCAAGAGACCTGCCTATCGTGGGGTGGTTCTTACAAGTGTGAATCGAGGTTCACGCCGCAAATCAATTGCAGCAAAGCCCTTGTCATGCTTCGAATTCACGATGGTTCGACACTGTGGTGGGTTGAGCAATCGGTCGAACTGGTCAATGGCGAATACCTAATTGTGCGGTTTGATAGTCTAGTCCGAGGGAAACTAAACGACTACTACTCAGTCCAGTCCCAGACCTCCGTCAAGTGCGAGGACTGAAATGAAAGACAAAGGGGGAAGGCCTTTTGGTTCCGAGCCGACTGTCAGGAAAAGCTATTCGATAACTGTGCATCAAGAAATATGGGTCAAGACCGTTGCTAAAAAGCTTGGTATCAGTGAAAGCGCTTGGGTGAGACTTTGCATCGAATCGGCTATGCAAACAGCGAGGGAAGCCATGAAACAGGAATTCAAACCACTGCCGAAACTATGCGGGTATTGCAATGGGTCGGGGGAAGGAATGTTTGACGGAACGGTTTGCTGGGAGTGTTCAGGCAAGGGCGTAGTAGAACCGAAGGACGAGCGTGATGAGACTGAATGAAGGTATACCCGCCGGTAGGACTCGCACCATACTGCAAGGAGGTGCTAGCGCCTCCCTGCCCGTCTATGCACAACGGGGTTATCCCTGTATGCTAACCGCTTTCGGTTCAAGGTTCAACCAAGTCATTTTACCGCTATGATTGATTTTCTTCCGTTCGCCACACAATAATTTCATTTAATTCGAAAACTTTCGTCATGTGAAAAATTGGATAGTCTTTTGACACCATTGGTCCTTCACTGTTCGAGTAGTCATCGATTTCTATATTCAGCCGCCTTTTCATTTCGTTATTTGCGGATTCTTCGGTCAACCAAACGAGGGGGGGATTCGTTCGGTAAAACTCTGCGTCTGAACGAACGAAGTATCCATTCTCCAGCAAGATTCTGCCTTGATCGTCTTTGATACAGTAAATTTTCACTTATGCTGCTTCCCAGTTTCATCCTGCATTCCCGTTTGTGCTTCCCAACTTCCCCCAACTTCAATAGTCCAGCTTTCTAATTTCAGTGTCCCGTTGTCGTTAAATTCCCGCTGCACGTTTATTTTCAGCTGTCCCCTCGTGCTGGCACTAAGCCCACCGAGAAGGCTCCCAAGTGTTTCCAATCTAGGAGGAGGATTCCCCGGTGTTCGCTTCGGCGTTTCCGCGCGACGGTCAACCGAGTAAGCTTCCCCTCGAAACTGTATCGAGACCAAGGTACCCGCAAAATATTCATGCGTTTTAAGTTCGCTCATCATTGCGTCAAACCGTTCGGTCTGATACTTCCAAATCTCTTGCGCCGTGTCTTTGTCCGCTTCGAAGTCCATTCCCGCGTCAATCGCTTGCGCGCGGACTGGACCGGACAATGCTAAGACTGCGAAGATTGCGCACGCTGTTTTTTCCATCTGGTTAAATCCTCCTGTGTGACTAGCCATTCCGAATTAGGCCGATTGAAATATCCTTTCAGCTTTCCGGCTTTCATTGCTCCGAGTGTCTCGGACTCAGCAATCCCATAGCGTTTTGCGATCTCTCTGATACTTATTTTTTCATCTTTCGTTTTCACTTTTATCCTCAAACAAATTGAACAAGGTCACATTGCTCACAAATCACAGCTGGGTGCATGTCCCCGGTTCTCTTGTCTGGCAGGTGAATGTATCGACAATCCTGCGAAAAGCAGCTTGGGCACTTCCAGTCATCATCATCATCATCCGATGGGAGACTGTCGTAAGCCGCTTCAATTTGCTCTTTTAATTGCTGGTAGTCCTTAGCCTTCCAAAGCAAATGAGCGTGTACGAGTGATTCGGCGCAAGCCATACCGATGAGCGATTGCAAACCGGAATCAAGTTGGAACTTGTCCGTTAGTATTTTCATTCGCTCGGCGAATATTGTCGGCATTGAAAGTTTGAATTGACTCATCCTCCTACCCCAAACCAAACCGAAGCCGTTGAAATGACCTTGTGCTGTGCTGATCGTGAGAGCGGGGAAAGCAGTTGGATGACCTTGCTGAGCGGCTCGGATGGATCAGTAGGCACCTGAACGTCAAAAACCCGCTCGAGGTCCTCAAGCTGGGTCGCAATCGAAGGCAAGTACGGTCCAAGCTGCAACGGCTCAGGCTCGGTATTTTCGGGCTCTATTTCGATTTGCTTTTCCGGCGCGGTTTCCAGTGCCCTTGCGATGCAAACAGGTGCCAGACCGACCTGCAGGAAAGCTTCAGCCAGGCGCACAATTGAGTCGAACTGCTTCCCCCTCGCAAGTGATGAAACGAACTGGGACACTTCGATCAGTTCCCGGCCAGCCGCTTCGGTCACCTGAGTGATCTTTTTGACGTGTATGCCTTGAGACAATAGGGCTTTAACTCCGGTCTCAATATCCGAAATGAATTCTAACTGCGATTTTGTGGCCATAAAAACCCCATGGAAAACCAAGGCTAAGGAAATTCCCTGCCCGGACTATGAATTGCGAATTTTGAAGTCTTTCGATGCAAGCCGGAATTTATAAGGGTTTGGGGTTTATTTCAAGAACATTCCCGGTTCATCTTTGAAAGGCATTTCGCCGCAATCGCGCACTCCATTAGTGGGAAACTGATAGCTGCAACTCGGTTTGCTCAATTGGCGAATGAGGTGCCCTTTGCAGGGGTTTTGATCGAGGGATCGAAATCCCTTAAAAGGACAAAGTCCACATATGACCAAGTCGGAGCGCTTGCGCGTAGACGCGGAGGGTTTACGAAACTTTGGGTGAAGTTGAACTTTGATCGGTGGAAAGGGGAAAGCAAAAAGCGGTTGACCCCGTCTTTTCGGCTTCGATCAAGTGAAGGGAAGGCCAAGAGTCATAAGAAGAGAGGTCAAAAACCTCCTATAATATCAACGAAAAAAAGTCCTCAAAGTGTCACCGATTGACACTTTCGAGCTCCAAAGTGTCAGAATTTGACACTTTGTCCGTAACTGTTTGGCGTGTTTATGGTCTATAATGACCGGAAAACGGCAAAAAAAAAGACCGACTAAAGCCGGTCCCGAGCTTGATTATACTTTCAAAAAAAGCAAATAATCAGGCCTCAACAATCAAAGGCAGAGATACCATGGATTTCGACAAAACCATATTGCTTTCAAACATCATTGACGCGCGGCGTTGTGGTGATACTGAAAGACTGTCCCATCTTATACTTCGATATCTTTCGACCTTTAACGATGGGCTGATTTATACACCTGAAGGCATCGGGAAATTGATGCAAAATATGACAAGTACTCTGAAAAGAACAACATATAGAAATTTAGAATCACTCACTCAGAGAAGTATTTTACATCGACTCGATGAAAACTCTTTGCAATTGAATGATCAATTTAGTAGCAAGGGTACGAAACCTGTACGGTACAAGGGTCCCCGGCTAATTTATGACAGGGATGAGCAAGAATTTATTTTTGCTCTCGATGCAAAACGCGCTGAATTATGGGAACTCCGAGGAAAAAATAAAAAACACATTAAAGAGGACATAATGATGCACCCTACAGTTAAAAAGGAATTTGATAGCCTTCGGCAACAAATAGATACCATGCTTGAAATCCTAAAATCGGTCGCGAGTGGTTCGGGCGAAGCCAAGGAAAAAGCCGCAACTCATCTCAAGCTCATCGAAGGCGGTCTCAAAGACTAATTTTACCCTGCCAATCTTTTCGCATACCCGCTACAATCTCCCAAAACGGGAGACGATATGCCAGTTTTCAACTTCACCCGCGCGAACAATGGCGAGGACTGCCAACAAGGCGCGACATTTCAACGTGAAATCGTCCTGAAAGACGAAAATAACGATGTCATTCCACTCGCTGGCTACAGTGCCAGCATGCAAATCAGAACCGCGCCCGCATCCTCAACCGTCACCGCAACAGTCACGTCAGTGATCGCATCCGATACGATAACGATAAGTCTCACAGCCGCTCAAACAGCCGCAATACCAGCTTGGATTTATTACTACGACCTGGAACTAGCCAATGGCTCTGGCGGCGTCGATAGATTGATCGAAGGACGCTTTGAGGTCACAGCCGAGGTCACCCGATCATGAAAATTGAAATAAGCAGAATTGACGTTTCTGGAGGGGTGGAGTCGATATCGGTCATCACCGTCATTAATCATTCTCCCGTTGTCGGCACCGCGAAAATAGAAATAAGGCGAATCGGGATCGAACCGTCTATCATTCAACTCACTGCTAGAGGCCTTCCCGGTCCGAGCGGTGGGGGATCAGGTAATTCTTATTTTCCAAGTGGTTGGAACTGATTTTTTTTATTTAGGAGAGAGTGATGTCCTTTGGAGATACCGCTGAAACAGCTGTCTTGAATCAAGTGTTTGTTGGAACCGCTTTGCCATGGGCTGCTAACACCGACCTATGGATTGCGCTCTATACAGCTGATCCCGGTGAGACTGGGACCGCGATAACAAATGAGGCGACCTATGGCGGGTATGCTCGGGCGACACTGACCCGCGCGTCTGATTTTACTGTTGCTGCAAACCTTTTGAGCAATGCCAACCTCGAACAATTTGCCGTTTGTTCATCCGGCTCAAATGTGATCACTTACGCCGCGATCGTCACGACTGCCAGCGGCGCTGGTACTATCATAGTTCGTGCTGCACTCTCGTCGAGTATTACAGTGTCAACGGGCGTTCAGCCGCAATTCGCTAGCGGCGCTTTGTCCTTCACTCTCGATTGAGGTTGAGTCATGGGCTTTCAAAGCTTTGCAGCTATCGGAAGACAAGCTGCACAGGACACCCACTGGCAATATGTTTATAAACCAACGACACCGAATCCTGGAACTACAGGATTCTGTGTCGATCTGAATCAATCGTCAGGAATTCCAAAATATAACCCTTTTCCTGGAAGCGCGCTTTCTGCGACACCACTTGAAGGAACAGGAAATCTAGGAATTTTCGCGGGGAGTTTTGTATCTGGACGATCCAAACATCTTTTACGCTGGCAAATCATGCAGCAAGTTGTTGCCAATGGTCCTCCTGACTATGTCCACCTTTTGGATTATTTGCTTTTCTATCCCTTGATTGATACCGATACCCTTGACCCTCAAACTATGGACAATTCAGTCGCCTTGCCACGTTATGCGACTGGTGAAGGTGTTCAAATTGTACTCATAGTTCAATCGCCTCTATCGACAAGTTCACCAATCACAATCACCTATACGAATAGCGACGGCGTTAGCGGTCGATCCTCGACCTTCAATCTGATACTCGCATCCAATATAGGCGTCTGTGCAAGTGGTTCGGGTCCTTTGGGAGGAGCGTCCGAGGCTACTCCTTTCTTTCCTTTGGCTCTGGGTGACAAGGGCGTAAGGTCGATTGAATCAGCCCAAATGAGCGGCGGTTCAGGTGGGTTTATTCTCGCTGCACTTGTAAAGCCACTCGCTGACATTGCCATCATGGAATCAAACGTTGCGACTGAAAAACAATTTGGTATTTTCGGTCAAAATCCTCCCGAAATAATGCCTGGTGCTTGTCTGAATTTTCTCGTGCAGCGAGGCGGGTCGGTCGCGGGAAACTATGTTAGCGAATTGCTTTTTGTAAATTCTTGAAGGGAAAACTTCCATGGGTTTCACATCGATTGATGACTTAGTTAGCTCAATTACATCAGGAAAATTCGATAGAAATGATTGGAACAAAATCACCGGAGCGGCTGCATATGTTGCGGGCCGATGTTACGATTTTAGTTCTCTCGCAGGCAATCCAATCGCCAACGCATATGCGGGAACTGCATTGGCATGGACACCGTGCGATGAATCGACTGGAAACGGGACGGAAATTTTCGGATTGAGGCACGGAGGCAATGTTTCGACCGAAACCAAGCATGTGCTCAATGGTTCGGCGATAACAACCGCAGCCACGGGTGTACCTAGTCAACTCATGCTGATCGATATGCAGGGATATTACCCAGGGATAAGCATGAACACATCAAGTGCGCAAACATTGACTGGAACTCCTACCTTGAGATACACAAACGGCGAAGGCATAAGAGCTTTCCTGACGATCAGAACCACGTCAGGCGCAACGGCTCATAACGTTAATATTTCATA